CGTGTATGTTAAATCTTTTATCCATGGATTGATTTTAATTCGTTTACTAATTCATAATAATTAAGTAGATTACTAACATTATCATCATGTACAGAGGCCTTTTTACAAAGAGGTTTAATCATATTTTTGGCCTCATCAATTTTAATTTTAACTACTTTGTCAGTAACTTTATCTGAATATTTAGTAAGTTGTTTTTTTACATCTTTAATTTCTGAATTGATGTAGGTTTTTAAAGATGGGCTATTACTAACATTATTAACATATTCTTGAAGTAAAGTCTTTTGATTTTCACCTAAGCCTTTATACTTATCATTAAATTTTTCAAGTAATATTTTCTGTGTTAATAAACGTGTGTTTTTATCTTCACTATTGTAATTTTCCATTACAACATCCTTCTTAACTGATTGGGTAGGTTGAGTAATATGTTCTACTAATTGAACTTTAGAATCTACTATTGATAAAGGAGTGGCATCTTTATTTTCCGTAAGGTTATAAATGGATGCCATTGTCTTATAGTTAGTAATTTTAGCTTTAAAAAAGTCATTAAGGTCATATGTAGACTTTAATTCTTTAATTAAGTTATATTTTTCACGTCTTAATTGGGAACGATTTAATTTATTATGGGCTTCTATAAGTGTGTTAACTAATATAGTAGCTTTATTTTCGTCTTGATAAGATTTAGTGGAGAGAGCGTTGTATATTTTATACTCTTTAAGTAATTCTGATTTAGAGTTAAAATATTTTTTGAGAATTGACAAAGCTTTGTTGTTGCCCCCCGAAATTGTATCGGAAGTTATCTGCCTTGTTAATAATTCAAACAGTATCCCAGTATTTTTGTACTTAGAGTGTTTTATTTTCATTATAAATTGCAATTTATCTAATTATAAATATATAACTATTCTTCAGACTTGATATTTTTTTCAGATAAAAGACCATTATCGTCTCCTTCCTTTAATATTTGTTTTTCTTGTTTAATTTTTTGAAGAGATGATTTCAAGTTGTGGTAAACTGATCTGCTTGGATTGTAACTTTCTGCCGCCATATCTGCCTTAGTTCCCTTTTTACCTAATGGGTCTCTACTAAAATTTGAATCTTCTGTACCATAATTTGATACACTTTGTTTAGGAGGCCCAACTGGATTTTCATCGTAGCCTGTTGGTACTTGGTTTGGTCCTACACCCTTGTCTCTTTTGTTTCCATATAATGAAGCTAAATCGTGAGGTGTACCATATGATTCGCCTGATTCTGATGGGTCGTTTCCTTCATTCTCAATTTGTGAAACTCTAAAGTTTTGCATTGCATCTTGAACCATTAAATCTTTTTCTTTATTGTATTGATCTGGACTTAAACCGAATAAATTTTCATAAACCCAATCACGAGACATTACTTTATTGTCTAACATAGCAGATGCTACGTCCATTTTGGCTCCGTAAAGTTCAGTTTTTTCTTGTTCATAAACAATAGATGGGGTAGTCAATTCAAGAGTAAAGTCAACTAATTTTTCATCTGTAAAACCTTGTGAGTAAAGGTGTACTAATGCGATTTTGGTTAATTCTGATTCGATAATTCTTTGGACACGTTCTACAGTACGAGCAAAACGAACATCCATGGATGCTAATGTTGATTTACCTTCAACACCTTCTTCATATCCTAAGTATGGTTTAGGTATTTTAAGAGCTGCCATCATTTTATTCTTGATATATTCAATATCGTTGGTTCCATCATAATCTAAACCTTTTGTAGTGTCGATTTTAGTAGAATTATCATTACCTCTAACTGGGACGTAGAAGTCTTCAGTCATGTTTTGAACATTGAATTTTAAGTTATAATCACCTGTTTGTTGATCAATGTATGGTGTTTTTTTCATTTTATTGACTGTGTCAGCCATGAATTGTTCTACCTGGTCTGGTGGAATTGCACCTACATTTACATAAAATACTCTTTTTTCAGGAGCTCTCATTATACGGTGGATTAACATCGCATCTTCCATTAACATTAACTGTTTAAATACTTTACGAGCAGGCTCTAGATATGAACGTCCATAAGGTAAATAATTTGAATCTGTTAATAAACGGAAGTGGGCAACTTCGTAATTTTCTAATGTAAATTGATCTCGTCTAATTGTGTTAGTAGCGCCTGAAGCTAATCCGTTAGGATCCAATGTAAATTGAACGTATGCTGGATTTTCAGGGTCGGTTCCTTCTTCTCTTACTACTTCGTATGTTGATAAAGGTAATACATTGTAGATACCAAATTTTTCTGATACCTCTAATTTAAGATAAAAATCACCATATTTACACATGTTTCTAACCCATGTTGCTAGGTTAAATTCAATGTTAAGTACATCATAAAATAAGTTATTTAATACTCGTCTTACATTTTCATCAGATGAATTAATATTTAATACATCTCCATACTGATTTCTAATTGTAGTTTCATCAGAAATAATATCTAAGGCAGCTGCAATAATTGGGTCATGATCCATAGCTTCATAATCACTATAAAGCTGAAGACGCATTGATTGGTAATTAAGAGTAGGGTTGTACTGTAATGATGAACCTACAGGTTTGTGTAAACGTGTAAATCTATCATACAATGAGTTTGTAGCCAAATTCCCATACTTTTGAATTTGACCTGAATCCATTATCTTTAATTGTTTTCCACCAACATTACGAATTATAACGTCGTTTGAAAATAATCTTCTTAATCTTGAAAATAAACTAGTGTCTGCCATTATTTTTTATTTATAATAAATATTAAAGAAGCCAAGTTAGGTCTTCATCATCTTTACCGTCACCCATATCCATTGACCATCCGGCACCTTTTTTGTTAGTACCGCCTGTATAAATAGCAGGGGCACTTCGTGACCAATTACCTAATGCTGCTTTTGTAATATCTATTCCTTGTTGTGCAAATTTTAATGCTGTGTCTCTTACGTAACATGATGTAGCTAGAGACATTACTAAATCATCATTGTATCCTAATTGAGCTTCTGGGCGACCATTTTTCCATATAAATGTACGTAATTCTTCCATTGTACGTTTACATTGGATAATGATTGACTTTTCTCTCATATATGCATCTAATTTTCCTATTACAAGAGGTCGTGTTTTTAAAGACATTGTAAATCCAGGAACCATTTTAGATCTATCCATTACATCATATCCCTTTTGGAGGAATGCTTCTGCTGATGTAGCACCATCTCCTTTAGGTGAATAATATAAATTATCATATGCTTTATCTATTATTACTTGTATTGTATTCCAACCTATGTTAGCGTTTTCAACCACAAGTAATGCATTATTATATTCTGTGGCAATTGACACAAGCATGTGGCCAAATTCTTTAGTACCAATTTGGGCCTTAAAGCTGGCTATTTGTTTACATTCTTCAATGTCTAAAATATGGAAAGCTGAATAATCTTTACTGTCTCCACGTGCTACATCGGCTATAACCATATAGCTTCTTGAATAATCTGGATATTCCCATACATGGAAATTACCACCCATCCCACGTTTTTCTAATGGGTCTCTAATGAATGTTTTGTCATAATAATTTAACAATTCAACATCCATTACTGTGTTACCAGAGGTGGTGAAATCACAATCACATTCCTGTGCAGCCATTCTAACACCTAATTCGTCTTCTTGTTTGTCTCTCCATTCTTGGTCTCTTTCTGGATGAACAGTCCAAGGTAATCTAATTGTAGTAAAACCATTTATACCTTCTTCTGCTTTAGTCCACATACGATGAAAAAAGTTACCAGTACCGTTTGGGGTTGACAACACCATAGCGCCACCACCCGTTGATAATGTTTGTTGTGATGATGCCCAAATTTCTTCTATTCGATTTTCTTCAATAAAGGCAGCTTCATCGACTATTAGAAAAGAAATTGCTTCTGATCTACCAGCATCACTTGCTGCTGATACTGCTTTAATTTGAGAACCGTTTTTTAGTCGGAGTGCTAATTTGTTTTTTTCAACAAAACCAATTTTAAGCCAAGATGGTAATTCATCGTACATGAATTTTACCTTTGTTACCAAGTTTTTAGCTGTATCTTGCTTAGTTGCAATTACAAGTACGTTTGTGTCTCTGTTAAATAACATTTTATGTAAAGACTTACCTGCTGCTAAAGTTGAAATACCTAATTGTCTAGACTTTAGAATAATATTTCTATCGTGTTTATCTAATAACGTTAAGGTTTTTTCTTGGAATGGGTACAGATTAAAGACAATCCTACCTCTAGTTGGGTGTTGTATCATGCAATATTTCTTCATGAAATATACAGGATCTTGAGCACACTTAATGTACTCTTGTTTTATAATCTGTTTTATGTTTTGTTGAGCCATATTATATGATATACATATATTATAAGGAAGCTAGAGTAGCCTTTATTTGTTCTATTCGATCTTCTGTAGAACCTTGTAGGTGAGCTAATTTTTTTATTGAGGATTTATGCATATTAATAATAGATTGGATTTTTATATCTATTGAATTTCGGTAATGAGCATCGGTGGTTCTAACACCATTGTCTTCTATTTCGACCCCTTTAGGACTAACATAAAATATAACATCATAATCTTTAATTAAATTCCATAACATATTATTAAGAAGGTCTTTCTCATAAGTTTCCATAGATTGGGACATTCTACTAAAAGCCATAACATCAATAACTGTTCTGTCTGTTATGATATTTTCTTGCATTAATTCGGCTGCTCGTTCAGCTGCAAATACTATTTGTCCTTTTAAAGTACTATCTGTGTTTAAAGGTATACCCATATCTCTAAGATATTTAGAACGTTCTGTTCTAAAAGTATAATCTTTAAATTCTGGTAGATTCTTTAATTCATTTACGAGTGTTGTTTTACCTACACTCATTGTACCACATAAACCTATTCTCATATTACATTCTTGCTGTGCCTTTCAATGCGGCGTTCTTATACCATGGTAGACCCGATCGTTCTTTTCTCATTTCTTTCCAATCGTCTAATGTACATTCGAATCCATGTAGATGGTATTCTTTGATTTTTTTCTCTTTATTAATTAAAGCTGGACCATCCCAATTATGAAGTTTAGAAACTCCATCTATAGTAATAACGTATGCTATTGTACCATCTTCTGGTTTAATTAATTTTCTTGCTTCTGCAAATACATTTTTTGCCATAATTTAATAACTTATATTTTCTATAAAATCTGGATATTCTTCTACTTGTTCTAATATTGATTCAGCCGTATAAATTCCTTGTGCCCCTGATACCGTAATTCCACGTGCTGATAATGCATCACCTACAAAATGTACTTCAGGAAACCTAGTTAACGCTAAATTATCGTAGTCAACTAATGGTTCAGGTGATAAATATTTTACCTCGGGCATATAAACACCCCAATCGTTTCCTAATGTTGGGAATACTCGTTTCATGTCTTCGATAAAATCTTCAATGTGTAAAGCATATTCGCCAATTGCATCATATAAGATATCCATGCTATTTACTACTTTACATTCTACATAATCACCCTCTGCTGTCTTTGAAGGTACTCTATGTGAAGGTGAATAATATGTACCTACACCTTCATGTTGTAATTTTTCTACTGCTGCTCGTGACCAATCAAATGGTTTATCTATACCTTTAATCTCCATTAAGATACCAAAGTTGGTCATGTCGTTTCTGAATGCTTCATCTTTTTTAGCGTGACCATTGTAACTTACATCTCCGTAAGTGTGTTCGGCTGCAACATAAGCTGCATTGTTGTTTGTACAGAATGAACGTAATGATACTCCCTTATCGTCATATTTTCTATATAATTTAAAATCATAAGCAATATCAATTAATTTTTGAAAGTGGTGTTGTGGTGCTTCAA